TTATAATCCGATTCTCCTTAACGCCTGATCCAGATCAGCAATAATGTCCTCTGGTTCTTCAAGGCCTACAGAGAAACGGATAAAACCTCTTCTGAATTTTTCAGGATACATATTTATACGCTCATCATAGCTCGGTTGCGGAAAGATAAGGCTCTCGTCATGTCCAAGAGATACAGCGAAGGTGACTACCTTCAGAGCAGCGCAGAATCTCTCCACCGCTTTGTCATCCGCTTTTATGCCAAATGAGATAACACCTCCATACCCATTCCTCATTTGACGCTTTGCCAGCTCGTGTCCCGGATTGCTCGGAAGTCCCGGGTAGGAAACAAAAGTGACATTCTCTCTCTGCTCCAGCCATTCAGCGATCTTCTGTGATGATTCATTGATCTGCTTCATTCGAAGCGGAAAAGTAACAGAACCACGGAATATCTGCCATGCATTGAACGGACTTATGACAGAGCCCACATTTACTTGTGCTTCGTAACGGATGCGGTCCATTGTCTCCAGATCATTGGATATGATCGCACCTCCCTGGGCATCCCCATGGCCGTTGATAAACTTTGTAAGCGCCTCCACAACAAAATCCGCTCCATGCCCCAGCGGTTTCTGGTTAAAAGGAGATGCAAACGTATTATCGACCGATACAACGGCTCCGTTCTCATGTGCAATCTTTGCGATAGCCTCTATGTCAGTAACACCATTCGTAGGATTATCCGGCGTTTCTATGTGAACAAGTCTTGTACCGGGAGTGATGGCCTTTTGCACAGCATCCAGATCTGTCATATCAACCATTACGGTATCCACACCAAATTTATTATTGAAAAGTTCATGGAACATGCGATAGACAGCCATATAGCTGACATTTGGATAAACCACCCTGTCGCCGGTTTTTAACAGCGTCCAAAACAGGGCATGAAGTGCCGCCACACCGCTTGCCAAAACGATAGCGTCATCCGCTTCATGCATAGCAGCAATCTTCTCTTCCAGCCAATGTTGGTTCGGATTGCCGTTCCGCGAATACATCAGAAGATCAGTAGATGAATAATTCACCTGTGATAGGTCATCCGGTAGCTTGTAGCTGTTTGCCATATGAAGCGGTCTTCTTACTGCTCCTGTTCCTTCATCGTAATCCGTTCCGGTATGTATTGCCTGCGTTGCAATTCCGTATCCCTTGTATTTATTCTCTTTCTTTGCCATGATATGACACTCCTTTTTAAGAATATTCTTTAGTGATGCCAACCGGAATTGAACCGGTATAGAAGGTGTATGAGACCCTGCTCTTCCCTTGAGCTATGGCATCATTTAATAAAAAATGCGGAAGACTCTTTTGAATCCTCCGCAACTAAAATTTCAGAATGATAAACAATCCTACAATCTTTCAGTCATCTCTCTGTAATCCATACGGAAAATTCGCACAACAACAGTAGCACATGCAACAACACATGTGCATCATGCTCATATTCACGATAGACTTAAAGTATTTCTGCATGATTTTCTCTCTTGATTATATTTACCTACTATTTTGGTAGGATTTTATTATAACATCTTCGTACGTAGAATTCAAGACTCATTCACGCTATTCAACCTATTCAACCTATTCAACCTAAAACACCCAAACGAAAGCCGGTCAGATCTTCTCCAACCGGCTCCGCCGCCTACCCTTCTATAAACTTTATTACTTCATCCGGAAGTTTCCACTGAATCTCAATATGCCTCGGATCATATATCAGAATCCTATCAATGAACACATCCACTATCTCCTTGGTCAGTTCCTGCTCACCGGAATACTTCTTCATCGTGGCAACTGCATCACGGGTACCATCATCGGCAGCCGCTTCACTCTCACGAAGCTTTGCGGTAACCTCAGCTATCTGCTGATCCAGACATTCCGCCTTCCGGGACAGTTCCTGCCGTACTCTCAGGTAATCATCCTTTTCCAATTCTCCGGCCATAAACCTGTCAACATTAGCAAACCGCTCCGTTTCACACTTCTTTTTATCTTTCTGAAGCTTTTCAAGTTTCTTGGCCAACTTCAGGTTTTCACTCTGTGTCTTATCTGTACGCTTCTTCAATTTCTTCGTGGCTCTGTCTGCCATATCCATAAGGTTCCTGATCGAATGCCAAACCATTTCATTCACATCCGCTTCCCGGCAGTATTTCTTGCAGCACTGGCCGGCTTTCTGGTGCTTTGCGTGAGGACAAAGGATATAGCTATATTCCCTGCCCTTTGCAACATATGCCCGGAAGTTCATAGACCTCCCACAGGTTCCACAAATAGCTTTCCCGACAAGCGGGCGTTCCTTGCTGTAACACCTGTCATTCTTCTTCGGATACTGCTTTCTGAACCTCTTCTGGACTTCCATGAACTCTTCCTTCGTGACGATCCCCGGATGACAATTCTCAACCATGATCTGCTCGTCCTCGGGTACCGAAACGGTATGTGAGCTGCACGGCGCTACCGCCTCACGCTTATGTCCCACAACCACTCCATAATAAACCCTGTTCTGCAGGATCTTATTCACAGAGTAAATATTCCAACAGCTTAATTTCGATGTATTGGCAAACTTCTTCGTCCCCGGATTCGTCCTCCGATAATATGCCGCCGGAGTATCATATCCTTTATCATTAAGCTGAGCAGCAATATCCACGGTCCTCATTCCATCCAGAGCGGCATCATATATCTCCCTGACAACCTCAGCTGCCTCCGGATCTATCTCGATCCTGTGCTTGTCATCCTTGCAGCGTCTGTAGCCATAAGGAACATGGCCGCCAATATAAAGGCCTCGCTTCATCTTGGCGCGTTTCGCGGTCATAACCTTTACTGAGAGATCCTTGCTGTAATAGTCATAAACGATATTCTTCATGACCACATCCAGACCACCTGTGGTACCCTTGTAATCCAGACTGTCATAATGATCGTTGATGGAAATGAACCTCACGCCCATGAAGGGGAATATCCTTTCGAGATAATCCCCCAGTTCGATATAATCACGCCCGAAGCGGGAAAAATCCTTCACTATGACGCAGTTGATCTTCCCCTTCTTTATCTGTTCTATCAGTTTTTCAAAAGATGGCCTGTCAAAGTTGGTACCGGAGAAACCGTCATCAAAAAACTCATACTGCTCACAGTCTTTCAGTTCATCCTTTTCATTTACGAAGTTCTGGATCAGCGCCTTCTGGTGCGACACGCTCTCGCTTTCCGTCTTGCCTTCCTTCTTCATCAGATCCCGGTCAGCATCGGACAGACGGATGTATTTTCCGATAACCCACTTACTCATCCGAATCCCCCTCCATCATTTCTCCGATGATCCGCTCCATGACCTTCTTCTGTTCTCCGAAATTCAGTTCCACCTCAACGCGCTTTTCCTCATAGATCTTCACTGCCTTGATCAGATGCTTCACAAGTTCGGAATCCACCTCTGTCTTATCTTCAGCTTCACGCATGGCGGAAAGCCATTTGTTATCCAGTGTCAGCACATCATCCAGCTGCTTCTTCTTCGTCCTCGCCTCAGAAAGCCTCTTTCCAAGTTCTGCCGCTTCATCATCATATTTCTGTTTGGCGAACCGGTATTCAGCCTCATCCAAAACGCCCTCCGAAAAGCTTTCAAACAAATGCTCCCGCCTGCCGTTCACCTTCTTCAGTTCCTGAGAGATATAATTGATCTGGCCAACATACTTATCGATCAGGCTTTTCTCCTTCATTGATTCTCGCATCTGTTTCAGCAGTTTTTCCTGATCAAGAGCCGCCGTTACCTGCCCCTGGATGACAGCAATCACAGCCGCTTCCACATCAGAGTATCGAATCATCCTCCTTGAACAATTCCTGTATCCGCTGTCGAGATAACCGCCGCAGACATAATAGGAATGTGCCTGATCCATAGGAATATGCTTTTGGTTCGCCTTTACAAACCTCATCCTCTTCCCACAATCACCGCAGTAAATCCTTCCCTTGAAATGATTTACGATCTGTTCCCTGAGAGGAGCATGCTTATCCATTTTCTCCTTCATTTCCTTTGCTCGTTCATCGAACAAAGCCTGTACCTTGTCATACAGTTCCCGGCTAACAATCGCCTCATGCGCATCCGGAATGATCCTCCATTCATCAGGTTTTGCCCTGTGGCACTTGATTCCCTGATATAAGGATTTCGGCATCCTCCCATATACCAGTTCCCCGGTATATGTAGAGTTTTTCATAATGTCGATGATCGTCCTTCCATGCCAGATGGTATGCTTATATTTCTCCGCATGCCAGATACCCAGTTCAACCTTACGCTTTGCCGGCGTAACGGCACCCATATCATTAAGCCGCCTGCAGATCTCGCTATGTGAAACTCCTGCTGCCTTCCACTCAAAGATCATCCTCACATATGGAGCAACTTTTTCATCCACTTCATAGCGATATGCCCTGGTCTTCGACTTCACATAGCCATAAGGCGGAAATGCCGGCAAGTACTCGCCCTTTTCCTGCCTCGCCCTGAAGGATGTAATGATTTTCCTCGAAATGTCCTTTGCGTACACATCATTCATCATATTTTTCAGCGGGATCATCAGTGCCCCTTCCGCGTCATCTGAAGTCAGGCTGTCATACCCGTCAGTGATTGATATGAACCGCACACCCAGGAACGGAAAAATCTTTTCCAGATACTGTCCCGCTTCAATGTAGTCACGTCCGAAACGGCTCAGGTCCTTTACCAGAATGCACTGAACTTTTCCGCCCTTAACATCTTCCATCATCCGCTGGAACTCCGGCCTGTCAAAGTGGGTACCTTTCTTCCCGTTATCCTCATAGATATCGTAAAGCTTCAGATCCGGATGCTCGGCAATATACTCCTTGCAGATACTCGTCTGGTTCTCGATGGAATCCCCGTCATCATCTTTTCCGCTGTTCTCAATGGAAAGCCTCACGTAAACCGCAGTTTTGTAATAGCTGTTCTCAATTACCGGCGCTGCGGCTGTTGTTTCAATATTCTTCCTGCTTTTTCTTGCCATGCCGCACCTCCTATACCGCCTGTCTGCTGTAATCTTCCAGCATCCTTACAACTTTTTCCGCTTCATCAGCATGCCGGAATACAACCTCAGCCCTGCCGCCTTCAAATACATTGACCTGCCTGATCAGATCCACAACCATGCTCCTGTTAACGGAAGTAATGTTCCTGTACTTTTTGAAAGTTTCCATCCATGAAAGAGAATCCCGGTTCCTGCTGACTGCCTGTTCCCTTTCATCTTCAATCGCCATGATCGCAGCCTCTGCTTCCGCAATCTTCGCAGCATAGCTTTTCTTGAACAGGAAATATTCATCCTGCCCGATCAGGCCTTCCTGCAGGTTCTCATAAAGTCTCAGCTTGAAGGACTTGTTTCTCTCGATTTCCTCCTTCAGCTTTACAACCTGCGCATCATAATTAAAAACATTGGCCTGCTTCTCCGAAAGGGAATCCACTATATCAAGCATCTTCTCCATTTCACAGACAGAATCAATCTGCTTTGACACCATCTGCAGAACAACATCCATAAGCTTTTCCTCAGATATTGAATGCGTACTGCAACCCTTTCCGGCTTTCCTCGTAGAGCAGATGAAATAGGAATATGACTTGCCACCGGCATTATAGGATTTTCTGACCATGTTCTGACCGCAATCAGCGCATTTTACGAAGCCGGAGAGCGGATAAACCGCATCTTCCTCCGGAGCAATGCGGATATCTTTCGCAAGGATCATCTGCACTGAGTCAAACATATCCTTGTCGATGATCACAGGAATTACTCCCTCAACCCGGATCCAATCCGCCTCATCCCTTGGCATTATCTTTTTGATCTTATAATTCGGTGTGCCGACTTTGCCTTGTACCAAAACACCAGTATATATTTCGTTGGTCAGAATCCTTGTCACAGCCTTGGATGACCACAATGCTTTCTTGTGTACCCTGAAGTTCGTCTGAACCTTCATTCCAAGAGAAAGCTTATATTCCATCGGGCATAACACGCCCTGCATATTCAGCTTATTCGCGATACGCCCCTGGCTCATCCCCTGTATCTTCCATTTGAAGATTGCCCGGACGATCTCTGACGCATATGTATCCACCACAAGCTTATTGTGATCCTCTTCATCCTTCAGATACCCATATGCGGCAAATGCGCCTATGAACTGTCCCTTTTTCCTCTTGATCTCCAACTGTGACCTGATCTTTACCGAAATATCTTTGCAGTATGCGTCATTGATCAGGTTCTTGAACGGAATGATCAGAGAATCCGACTGATTCCTGTCCAGGCTGTCATAATTGTCATTGATTGCAATAAAACGCACACCGAGAAATGGAAATACCCTCTCGATGTAATTGCCTGCTTCTATATAGTTTCTTCCAAAACGGGAAAGGTCTTTGACCACCACGCAGTTTATCTTCCCGGAACGGATGTCTTCCATCATTTCCTGAAATGCCGGTCTGTCAAAGTTGACGCCGGAATATCCATCATCGGTTTTCTCCGAAACCGCATGGATCTCCGGATGTTTTGACAGAAAATCCCTGATAAGGGCTTTCTGGTTGATAATGCTGTCGCTCTCCAGCTTATCGCCATCATCACGCGACAGTCTTGCGTAAATGCACGCATTGTAAGAATTGATTTTACTCATATTGGCAGCTCCTTTCGACTTGATCGCTCTTGCCGAAACAGCCGCCTGTAACATGACCGCTCATCCTCAGTCACAATTTTAGTTCGACCTGAGCCTATATTACCGTGCTTTTTCCAAACTTTCCATGACGTTCTGACGGATGGCGGTTATCGGTTCCTGAGATAGTGTTCCATCCTGTCCTCCAGCGTTTCATCCGTATCGGAGAAGGTAGCCTTTACAATGATGTCACCGCATTTATAGACATACGGATTCTTGATCTGCCGGATAAAACTCTTAATCCGCTCTTCCTTCGGCAGCGTCCTGTCTATATGCACATCCCTGATATCCACAAGCGTTTCCGGATCCACGGTTCTTATATCCACGGCTTTCATTTCTTCCAAAGTCATCATTTATTTGCCCGTCCTTTCTGAGGACTCTTTCCTCAAGTCACAGGCAACGAAAATGACCCGGATTTTACCCTCCAACGAAAAAAAGCCTGCGTAACATCAGGATTTCTCCCAATGCCCGCAGGCGTAGTAACAATTCGTTATCCAGTTTATAATCTCCAGCAGAAGTCGAGGCTCAACCAGCCTATTCCACTTTTAAGCTTACCCCACATAGAAGCACCTGCTCCTTCTGATACCGCCACTATGGTATAAACACCCGGAGGACAGAACTGGACACGGCTGTGATTGACTCCAGGACCCGTTCGTATATTCAGATCCGAAATACTGACCTTCACCAGGAACGGCACCTTCACCGCAGGATCAGCCGCCTTCGGCTCATACACTACCTTACCATCCGCATCGAACACCCTATACCCTTGATTCTGATCCGCGCATTTCTTCGCGTTGTCCAAGATCTTATAGGCTCCCTTCTGGCTCTTGGCATCCGCCCATGACTTCCTGACACGGTACCAGCGGATCACTTCACCACTGGAATCCTTTGCATCATACTGAGTTAGGTTCCACCTCTCAATGATGGAGATCAACTTCTCCACATAGGTCAGGCTTGTCGCATAGCCGCCGTCCTTTATGATCTGCACAGCCTTCTTGTAATCCGTGCATCCCTTCAGCCCTGCATATCTCAGCTTGCTGCCGTTCTTTGCCCCAAGCAGATAAGCGGAGTGGTCAGCAATGGAATCCTCAATGCAGAGATACTTCCGGAAGTCTGCTGTGATCGTAACCATGCTGCCGTCCGGATTCTGTTCCTGTGTCTTCTTCGTGTACTTGCTCTTGCCATCCCAGCTGGATCCGCTCCAGCTATCCCCAGACAGGCTGCACTTCATCCCAAAGATGTTGTTGGCATTCTGAGCCAGCTCACTCTTCCCATAACCGGATTCCAAAATGAACTGAGCCAGCGATACCGATGCCAGAATGCCGCTCTTCTTCTGATCCGCCGTAAACAGTGCACCGACCTTATTAATTGCGTCTGCCTCAGACAGGTTCTTTAGAACCGAAGCCGGCGTTCCCTTGGATGCAGAACCGCCGCCTGAATCAGAGGAACCCTGCAGCGCCTTCGTCACCTTTTCTGCCAAATCACCCATCCTCGCATACATCCAGTTTCCCGGACAAGACTTGTTCGCAAACCACCTGTGAACCGTCAAGATCATCTCCCCGCTCTTCGGAGAATAATTCAGCGTCTTATCCTTATCCCCGAACCAAATCAGCTTGTTCTTGCCGTTGCGCTTGCAGATATCAATGCAGAGCTTGATCAGAGTCTGATACACCACATCCCTGAAAGCATAAGGCTCTGTGGTATCGGAAGCGCACTCGATCGTGATCGCCCTCTGGTCATTGGCATTGCTGGAAGAACACCAGGAGCGGTTTTTCTCTTCCACATACAGAGCCACCCTGCCATCCCGGTCGATGCCATAGTTGCTGGATGCCTGCGTGGACTGCTTCTCAAACCACTCTCCAAGTCCTTCCGCCGTACACTGACCGACCACACAATGCGGCGTGATCCGGTCAATGCTGTGTGTCCTCTGCCCGGAATGATTCGGTGAGAGCTTCTTATAAACCACCATAGAACTGTTTGTGTAAGCCATTATTCCTCACCATCCTTCTTATCTTTTTCCTTCTCGCTCCGGTCATGCAGCTGCTCCAGCACCTTGTGAAGCTTCCCCGGAATCGGAAGTCCCAGATACGCCGCATTCTCCACAAGACTCAGGCCTTCATTGGAGATGTAGAAGAAAATGATCGCGGTTCTTAAGACTCCTGCTTCTCCGAAAATGTGTGTATCCAGCAAATGCCCGATGCCAACCAACGCGAAGATCAGAACCTTCCTGCAGATCCCCTTGAAGCCCACGGCGCTCGACAGCTTTTTATCCGCCACTGCGCACATGACCCCTGTGATGTAATCCAGCACCACAAACGCCAGAAGCGCATAAAGCAGGCCGTCATTTCCGCCCAGGAAATAGCCAAGCCAACCGCCTACCGCCGCAAAGATCGCCTGAATCACATTCCAAAACTCCTTCATTTCACATGCCCTCCTTCGCATAAAAATAGGCGTCTCCCATATCGGGATAACCGCCTTAACAACACCTATTCATTTATCCAAAACTTATGTCACGGTCTGCTCCGTCAGCGTATAAGTGATCTTCATTGTCTTATCCGCATTCTTCACTACCGCCTGACTCAGATTGCAGATGGTAGCCAGATACGGAGTCAGGATCCACGTATATCTGTACTGATTCAGATAAGCGCCGCCCCAGGCAAAGACATATTCCTTATACCGGAAGAACGGTGTGGAAACATTTCCGCATCTCTCCCCGGCAAACGTAGCGATCACGTTATCATTTACATCAATCTCAAAATCATAAGCCACGATAATGTCATTGATGATGGACATGCAGCAATCACAGCTTCCTGTCTCACCCAGGCACTTCATGGTTGATGTGAATCCCAAGCTGATCAGTGTCACGTCAGTACTATTGGAGATATTGATTTTGTAAACGCCGGTCTTGTCATAAGACGGCACATACAGATATCCATTCCTCACAACCGCGCTTCTGTTTCCGGAAGGATAACTCGAACCTTCCTTGAAACTTCCCATCGTCATCAGCGTTGCATTGGAAAGCGTCCACTGACCTTCCGTAAATGTATAATCGTTCTTTTTGATCTTGATCCACAGTACTGTTGCGCTTCCGGAGGAATTGCCCTGATTGGCAAATCCATACCAGTACCCATCACCGCCATCCATAAAGATTCCATACGGCGTATAACTTCCGTAGAAATGGAAGGTGCTGCACTGGAGAACGGTCGTATCCTCCAAAGTCAGCGTGGAATCATCCAGCTTCTCATTCAGGCCGATATCAAATACCGGGATCCTGTATCTTTTGATTGTGACAGTATTGCTTGCATAGCAAAGCGCATACAGTTTCGCATTCTCAAAATCTACTGTCACACAGCGGAACAGATCATTGATAAAGCCATCCCCGTCATCCAGACTGACCTTCTTGATCTGAAGAAGCGTACTGTCCACCGCTACTTCGGATCCGTAGGCATTAGACCCGCCATGCTTGGAAGTAAGTCCAACTGCTGCGATTGTGCCGTTTCCCTGAGAAGGCGTAAACTCCCAGACAAACTTGAACCCATCCGACAGCTTCATACTCTCTGTCAGGTTCATGCTGCCCCTCTTCGTATTTGCCGTGGCATTGACATCATTACTGGCATAAGCCACCGGCAGATTCGTTGACGGCAGATAAAGGTTATCCGCCTGCTCCGTAATAGAACTTGGAAAAAGAAGGATGCCGCCGATCATATTCGGACAGATCGGAAGCAACTCCTGATTCCAAGTCAAGGAATCATCATATTGTCCGCCGGCTTTATACATGACACCCATCGGATTTACTCCCAGAATGTCATTGACGGCATTGGTGACCATATTGGTCTCCGATACCGTCTCAATCGTTCCTGTATTCTGGTCTTCCAGCTCAATAACCAGATTTCCTGTATATCTCTTCATCGCAACCTCCTTAAGTGTTACTTCCCG